GTTTATGTCAAGGACGGTGACAAGGTGAAGAAAGTTACCTTTGGCTCGCCGGATATGGAAATCCGTAGGGATGATCCCGAGGCTAGGGCCAATTTCCGTGCTCGACATAATTGCGATACTGCCACGGATAAAACCTCTGCCCGTTATTGGTCGTGTAGATTCTGGCAGGAAGATGTGAGCGTAAGTGAAATGACTAAAGCAGATATTGAAGGACAAGTTCTAAAAGCTGACGAAGAACAACGCACGGTGTATGGCTGGGCTAGTGTAATCACTGAGAATGGCGAACCTGTTGTTGACCGTCAGGGGGACGTAATTAAAGCCGATACGCTTGTAACTGCTGTCAGCAAGTTTATGGAGCATGTTCGCGTAGGCAAGACCATGCACAACGGAGATCAAATTGGTGTTGTAATCCATTCTTGGCCCATGACCCAAGAGATTGCAAAGTCCGTTGGCGTCCAGACTGATCGTGAAGGATGGCTCGTTGGCTTCAAGGTCTATGATGATGATGTTTGGAAGCGCGTGAAGTCTGGTGAACTGAAAGCCTTTTCGATTGGCGGGAAGGCCACTAAGGAGGAGTATAATGGCTAAAAACCTTCTTACTAACCTTGAGCTAGAGGAACTGTCGCTTGTTGACCGTCCTGCCAATGCGGAAGCTACTGTTTCTCTTTTCAAGCGTGATAATTCTGAAGAGGAGAATATTGACAAAATGACTGATGGTCAAAAAGAAGAAATGGATAAAATGTCCGATGGTATGAAGAACAAGATGCGTTCTTACATGGACAAAGGTTATTCCTACGGTGATGCCAAGAAAATGGCCGAGGAAGAGATGAAGAAGTCGGAGGAGATTGAAACCCTCAAGGCCGACAATGATCGCCTCCGTAAAGCCCTCCTCGATGCAGGTTACGTCATCAAGGCGGATACCATCGAGAAGAAAGCTGAACCGGAATACATTGAATACGGTGGCGAACAGATCAACAAAGCAGACGTTCCGGCCCCTATTCTCAAGGCCCTTGAAGAAGCAGAACTTGAGAAGCGTGACAATGAACTCACGAAGCGGGCAGAGTCGGAACTCCCCCATTTTGATGTTAACGTCGCAAAAAGTTTCCTTGACCTCGTGGAGAAGTCTCAGGAAGTTGATGCCCTCATGGAAGCCCTCAAGGCCGCTGACAAGGCATTCTCGCGGTCGATGGAAGAGTTTGGCAAGACGGACATTGACGGTGATCTGGAAGACCCCATGACCGCCCTCAACAAGATGGCAGAGGAATACAAGAAAGAGCATGGTGGCACTATCGAAAAGGCTCGTGCCGCTGTTTACAAAACCGATAAGGGTGCAACCCTTCTGAAAAAGTATTATGAGGAGAACAAGTAATGGCTACTTTCGGTAACCAAATCCGTGAAAGCATGGTGGCAGGTGCAGACCTGTCGGATGCCCAATTCACGTTTGTCAAGATGAACACCACCGACCGCACGGTTGTTGCCGCAGGTGACGGTGAGGAGGCATTCGGTGTCCTTCTGAATGAGCCGGGTAATGGTGAAGCAGCCACCGTTGTCACCCATGGTCGTGTCATTGTCGAGGTGGGCACTGGTGGCCTTACCGCAGGTGATGCAGTCGGTGTGGATGCCAATGGTGAGGCTGTCACGGCTGCTACTGGCGATGTGATCGTCGGCCAGTGTGTTGATGGTGCCGCTGCTGGCGAGCGAGCAACGATTGATTTCTTCCGTGGCGGTAACGCGGCGGCCTAAAGAATAAACTAAAGGAGACTTAACAATGCCTATGCTGACCCCGAGTCAAGTGCATGTGGACCAGCCGCTTACTGATCTTACGCTGGCCTTCGTGCAATCCCAAGAAAACTTCATCGCTGATCGGGTCTTCCCGACGGTTGGTGTCGATAAACAGTCGGACAAGTATTACATCTACGACCGTGACAACATGAACCGTTCGGGGGATGTTAAAGCCCTTGCTCCCCGGACGGAAGTTGAGCGCATCGGTATGTCCATTTCGCAGGACAATTACTTTGCCGATGTGTATGGTCTTGGTATGGACTTCGACGAACAAGTTCTCGCCAATGAGGATGCCGCCCTGAATATCCGTCAGGCTGGCGCACAGACCCTCACCAACCGCCTTCTTATTCACCGTGAGAAGCAGTTTGCCACCAATTTCTTCTCCAGCGGCCTTTGGGGGACTGAGTGGGATGGTAACACGAGTGGTTCCGCCTCGGGCACTGATGTTGTCCATTGGTCGGATTACACCAACTCGACCCCGATTCAGGATGTTACGTCCATGCGTCGGACTATTCAACTCAAGTCGGGTGGCCACAAGCCCAATACTATGGTTGTCGGCAAGGAAGTTCGGGACATTCTCGTTAACCACCCGGACATTCTTGCACGTCTGGAAGGTGGCGCTACGGTCACTAACTCGGCCCTTGTGACGAACGCCAAGCTGGCGGAAATCTTTGAGGTCGAAAACTTCTACGTCATGGAAGCGGTTGAAAACACTGCCGCCGAGGGCGCTACCGAAAGCAACTCGTTCATTGGTGGTAACCATGCCCTCATGGTTCACACCCCGGCCTCGGCTGACCTGATGACGCCCGCCGCTGGCCTGACTTTCGCTTGGAACAACCTTCCGGGTGTCAATAACCTCGGTATTACGGTTGAGCGTTTCTCGGATGATGCCCTCAAGCGTCAACAGATCGCTGAGCTTCTTCAGGTGAAGATGAGCTATGATATGAAGGTCACCGGTGCAGACCTTGGTGGCTTCTTCAACACTGTCATTTCTTCGTAATTGACTTTTGGGGAGTCCCTTCGGGGGCTTCCCTTATACCAAATAATAACAGACCCTCAACAGTAACCTAAGGAGATAGGTAATGGGCCTCAAAGCAGATGAAAACAGTTTTGGTTGGCAAGTAGATTGGCCGGTTTTTGTAAAGTCCCCCTTCCAAGCGTTCGGTAAGCGTTGGGAACGTGGTGAGCACTTCAACTGGAAAGACCAGAAGTATCGCTCAGACGATATGGACGATGTTTACTGGACTGTATTTAGCCTTTACAAGAACAACTATATTCGTCACAACCGAGAGAAAGAGAAGACCAACAAGGTTGGGGATCGCCTCGGGGAAATGTCGGACAACCAACTTTACCGACTCGTGATTGCACTTAACGCAATCGTCAAGAACAAGGCCGCAAGTAAGACCGAGTTTACTAAACTGAAGTGCAAACAATCAAAAATCACTGACAAGCAACGTGGTCTTATCCGAACCTTCCTTCACCAGAATCCTTGGATTGTCGAAGACTTTTACCACCATCGAGATACTATTCTTGGAGAGTAAATAATGTGGACCTATGATGCAACTGACCTCTCTACTGACACTACCTCCGGCAGACTTAATGCCGTGAGGCTTCTCGTTGGTGACACGGAAACTCGGGATCAACAGGTTCAGGACGAAGAGATTCAGTTTGCACTAGGCCAGAACAAGGATAACATCTACTATGCAGCCGCTTGGGTTGCAAGGGCCATTGCAGGTAAGTATTCTCGTTATGTAGACACTCAAGCGGATGGTTCTCTCTCGGCTGATTACAGTGACAGGGCTAAGCACTATTACTCTCTAGCAGATAATCTTGAGTATCAAGGTAAGAAGTCTGGCGGTGCCCTGAACATTTCCGCCGGGGGCATCTCCCTCGCTGAGATGGAAGCCAATAGGGCCAATACTGACCGCCCTCTCCCCGCCTTTAGGACTAGCCGTTTCGATAACCCTCCCACTTACGACTATTGGTATCGGTCTTGATTCTTAACAAAGATATCACTCACCTGATTGAGGATATGGGGACCGAAGTTACTCTTCGGAAACCCACCTATGGTGCCTATGACCCGACCACAGGCACTTATGGGTCTTCGTCTAACACAGACTACACGGTTAAATGCCACTTCAGTAATTATTTCCTCTCGGAGGTTGACAACACTAACATCCTCTTGGGGGATCGTAGGGCTCTTATTCCTACGGAGGACATTTTGGGGAACACCCTTCCTGAGCCTGACACAGATGACCTTCTTGTTGGTGTAGGTGACACTGTAAAGGTAGTCAGGGTTCAACAGTTTTATCACTTTGACACCCGTATTTGTTACATCCTACAGGTGAGGGAGTAATGGTTCAAGTCAATGTCAGTCGGGGTCTCGATGGTAAGTTCCAGAAAATGACTCGACAACTAGAGGCAGTTGGGCAGATTTACGCTAGGAAGTTCTCCGAGAATCTTGTCAAGAACTCCCCCGTTGATACCGGCACCTTCATGGAAAGTTACTACGTCTCTAACACTTACTCAGGCGGATCAACCAGTTCGTCAGGTAAGCCTCGAAATCAACCTTATGAGCAGTTTGCACAAGCCGCCTTGGGCCGCATGGGTAGCCAAATTGCATCTCTAAAAGGCACTACACAAATGGTGTTTGGGAATGAGGCGGAACATGCAATGGACGTAGAATACAAACATGGATATGCCCCTTTTGGCACCACAAGGAACCTTCACCGTCTGATGCTTCAAGAGGCTTGGCAGGAATCGGGTTTGGCTAGATGAGTATTTACACAGACATCCGTAAGACCCTAGAGGTTTACCTTAACAATACTTCAGGTATCCCTGTCATTGCTTGGGAGAATGTCTCCTTCAGCCCTGATACCAATACACCCTTCATCAAGTTCCAATTCCAACCCACTTCCCGACGCCCCTCTCACCTAGGGACCAACCCTCAGATGAGGTATCAAGGTATTGTAACCCTTCTTGTCCACCAGCCGGAAAATCAAGGCCCCGGAGCTACGGAAGACCTTGTGGACACTCTCGTAGATAGATTTGACGCCACTAAGGATATTTCTTACGGGAGTGTTACAGTATCACTGGACTACGCTGAAAGAGAGCGTTCTTACATCAACTCGCCTTGGTATATTACGCCCATCCGCATTGGGTGGTATCGCTACGACTTCTAAAGGAGACCTAACATGACTTTTTCCCAAGGTTCCCGCACGAACCTCCGTTACGTCAAAGAGACCACCTTCGGGACCACCCCCTCCACCCCGACGATGGTAGAAATCCCCTACACGACTCACTCGCTGAACCTTACGAAAGAGCGTGTATCGGGGAATGACATTCAGGCAGACCGTATGCCCAGAGTGGATCGCCACGGCAATCGTCAGGCAGGTGGTGACATCAACGTGGACTTGCGTAAGGGGGACTTTGATCCCTTCCTTGAGAGTGCTCTGTTCAACACTTTTGCAACTGACACCCTGAAGGTCGGGACCAGCCCTCAGTATTTCACCATCGAGGATGCCGCACTTGACATCAGCCAATTCCAACTCTTCACCGGTATGGCTGTAAGTTCCATGAACGTCTCTCTGGCACCTAACCAAATGGTGACTACTACATTCACGATGGTGGGTAAGGATGGCTCTATTAGTGGCTCTACTGCCTCCACTGCCCTTACTGACATTACGGGTAACGCACCTTTTGACAGCTACTCTGGCGACCTTCAAATTGCCGATGTGGGTGGAACCCTCGCAGGTATTACCACTGTTCAAGGTCTTGACTTCACCCTGAGCAATTCCCTTAGTCCCACCTTTGTTATCGGTGACGACTCGGCACCCCAACTTGAGTATGGCCGTGCTGAAATCGAAGGGACCATTTCGGCATACTTTGAAGATGCAAGTCTTGTAAACCGTTTCATTGACGAGACAGAAACCCAACTGGAAGTGTCGGTTGATGACCCTACGGGTAATAATGCCTATACTTTCCTGTTCCCTCGTATCAAGATCAACAGTGCGGAAATTGGGGTTGAAGGCCCCACCAGTCGTATCATCAACATGAGCTTCATTGCCCTCTACGACTCGACCGAAGATAGTAACCTGACGATTACCCGCACTTCTTAATCCCTAGGAGACTAGGGTAGGGAAGGGCCAAGTTGTCGGGTCTTGGTTCTTCCCGCATAAACTTACCCGACATTAACCCGAAAGGAGAAACCCGATGGCTGACCTTCAGCAACTTGCACCTAAGAACGACACTATTACCGTAGAACTTGGTCTTGAGAATGATGATGGCACTCCAATGACTATCGAAGTCTATGCGCCTTACAGTAAGGAGTATAAGGCTGTAGTCCATGAGCAAGCCAACGCTCGTATCAAGAAGATGCAGAAGAACCGTAAGGACTACCTCACGGCTGAGGAGCTTGAGCAAGCCCAACTTGATCTTTATGTCAAGATTACGAAGGATTGGGATATTACTTGGGGCGGCAAGAAGCCCAAATACAAGGATGAACTCGCTCGGCAGGTCTACGAGGAAGTCTTTTGGGTCAAGGACAAGATTCAGGAGGCGCTTGACGACTCGGTGGATTTTACGAAGCCCTGATCTGTAAACTTGAGGAATACGCGGAACATTCCTTCGAGTTGAGTAAAACAGATCAGAACGGCACTACCCTACGAGAACACCTTCAACAAGTGGAGAGACAGACAGGTAAGACACCTTCAGATTTAATTGGACCAGATTTCCCAACTGAGCTGTCATACCTGTGGTCTCTCTTTGTTAATTTGAGCAATTCTCGTTCAGCAGGAATGGGTGGACCCAATCCCCTCAGTTATCTTGAAATCGAGTCTTGGTCTAGGTTGACAGGCACACCATTAAGGACTTGGGAAGTAGAAACTATCAAGCGCCTAGATAACACCTACCTTAAGGTTATGGCGAAAGGAAACTAATGGCAAGTTTGAAATCTTGTAAAGATAGTAGCTTTGCTACGATTCAAACTGATAATTCAAACCGCAAAAAAGTTGCTAAACCGAAGGTTTTTTTGAATGGCTGATCTTGCAATCACTGTTGACATGAGTTCTGTTACGCAGGCCGAAAAGAAGGTCAATTCGTTTCAGAACCAACTCAACAGGCTCATCAAAAAGCAACGTGAAGGTGCAATCTCGGATGAAGCCTTTGCGAAGGGTAAACTTGAGATCAAATGTCTCCATAGCTCCTTCAAGGCTGTTAACAGAAACGTCTGAAAAGTTTCCAAACTCGTCCCGGAGGGAGACCAGACTTCTTTTAAGGGCGTCAATAGCATCCAACTCGGCAAGCGTCTTATTGACCTCAAACAACTCACGAGCCTTATCGGCAGAGTCCCCATACTTTTCTGCTAGGTCATCCGAACCTTTAGATGCCCTCTCTGCCGCACTTGAAAACTTGTCTACAGCAGACGTAAGTGCTTCGATAGGAGGTGTAGCATCCTTCGCCTCTTGCCTAGTCCGCATGAATGCGCCAGCGAGAGCAGTCACAAGCGGGATTACAATACCAAGACCAGCCGAGAGACCAATAAGTGCCGTAGAACTGAGGAACTTGATGTTATCAGCAAACATGGGGAGAATACCGACAAGCTGAGTAGCCTGTTGGCCAAATGCCACAAAAGCATTGGTCCCCGACTGAACCTGAACAAGGAAGTCACCAATCTGATAACCAGACTGTTGCATGGCAACGCCAAAGTTATTCATACTTCGAGTGTTACCAACACCGACTTGACGGGTCCTAGCAAAGTCTGCGTTCAGTTGCTCAATGGCATTATTATACTGTTGAGTGGAAAAAACACCCTCTCTGTGTGCTTGGTTGATCTCCTCAAGGGCACGTTCATAGCGCTTGGAGGCAGCATAAAGGGGGACATACTTTTCACGAAGCCTCTCTTGAGACCTGATCTGTTGTTGCTCAAGCCGTGCGGACTCCTCCATCATACGCATCTTACGGCGTTGATTTGTAAACCATTTCTGCATGTCAGCCGCACGGTCTTGGGCTTTCTTGGCCTCGTTCATCTGCCGAACATACTTCTCGACTTGGCCAGAAGCTTTTTGACTGGAAACCCCAACCTCTTGGTAGGCTCTTTTGATCTCAAGTTTACCCTTCGCAAAGGCTTCATCCGAGATTGCACCTTCACGTTGCTTTTTGATGAGCCTGT